ACCTCGGCGATCGTGCCGCTCGGAACACCACTGTCAGGGACCGCGGACCCCGCCGGAGCGGGGGTGGCTACCGGAGCCGCGGCCCCCATCACCCCGGGGCCGGTGCGGTCACCGTGAGCTTGGAGAACAGGGTCTTGTCGATGAACCCGTACGCCACGTAGCCACCGGAGGCGACCTCGACGCCGAGCACGCTGGGCTTGATGGCCTCCAGGACGCCGAGCCGCTGCTCCCAGAACTCATAGCCCTGCCGGCGGCCCACGATCACGGTGTCGAGCGGGAAGCCCGGGACCATGGTCCGGCCGAAGGCGAGGATGTTCCCGCCGAAGCTGTCCGGCGATCCCGCGCCAGGCGGCAGCGCGGAGGCCTGCGCGACCTTGAGCACGTCGATGGCCGCGCCGAGCGTGGCCCACTGGTCCAGCGAGGTCCACACGTGGTTGGGCAGCCGCAGCGCCGAGGCCCGCTTGGTGCCGTCGCCGGTCGCCGCGGATGCGGCGGCCTGGTAGAGCCCGCGGATCCAGACCTTCCCGTCCGTCGGGTCGCCCTCGATGGCCTCGACGTTGGTGACACCGGCGGCGAAGTCGGCGGCCGCGGCGTCATCGGTGGCCGCACCGTAGGCGGCCTGCAGGTCCGCGACCAGCGCGTTCCACGCCGACGGGCTGGTCCAGTCGATCTCCTGCTGGGAGACGTTGAGCCAGCCGCCGAAGGTCTTCTTGCTGAACGGGATCCCGTCGACCTTGTACTGCCGGGAGGTGAGCTCGTCCTTCTCGGCCTCCTGCTCGGCGGCCAGCGTGTGCTGGGTGACGGTCGGACGGGAGAAGATCTTGCCCGGGATCCCGGCCAGCGGCTGGATCCCGATCGACTCCACGAACGGCCGGGACTCGTCAAGGTCGGTGAGGATCTGCCCGATGATCGGCTCCGGCAGCAGCCCCGGGGTCTCCTCGGTGGTCTGGTGTGGCACCGCGGCCCGGGTCTGGGTCGAGGCGACACGGGCCTCGGCGTCCGGGTCGGGGGTCTGGTTGAAGTAGCCGCGGGCGTGGATCAGGTCGACGATGAAGTGACCGGCCGAGGCGTACTGGTGCGGCCGCGGCTCGGTGCGAGCACCCAGCGAGCCGCCGCCGGGGTCGGAGGCTGGCGGGGCCGCGGCGTATCGGCGCGTCGAGGCCCGGTGCGCGGCGACCACGCGGCCGGTCTTCTCGAGCGGCTCGATGTCCTGGTCGAGCTGCTCGATCCGCTCGCGGGCGGCGTTGAGCAGGTTGCGCTCGGCGTCGACGAGGTCCCGCTCGTCGCCGTCGACCTGGTCGAGCAGCTGCTCGATGAACGTCTCGCGCTCGGCGCGCTGCTCCAGGAGCCGGGCGAGCATCGGATGCGGCTCGACCTCCGGGGCGGCCTGCGAGGCGCCGGCGATCGGCCAGCACGGTCGGCCGTCGGGACGCACCCACAGTGCGGTGAGGCCGGTGAACGGGTGAACCGGAAGCTTGGATCCTGACATGAGAGAGGCCACCATTCGAGGTCGACAGAGTCTCGACCTGCGGTGGTGGCCCGACGTCCCCGCGGTGGTGGCCCCCGACGCTTCTCAGCGTTGGTGCTCCGGCGGCGGTTGGCCTGCTCCGGCGGCAGGTGACGGATCTGGTCCGTCATCGCCGACGGTACGACTCTCCTCCGCGGGTTGTCGAGGGGCCTCGCGATGTCGACGACGGACGCGGCCTCGCCGGCGGCGCAGGAACGGCGGGATCGTCTTGCGGTAGACCCAGTCAGGCACGACGGATCCCCTCGAGATAGCGGCGCCAGCCGGCGATCTCCTCCGCGCCGCGGCGACGCTGCCGAGTCTGATGCCGCTCCGCGGACCGGACCAGCGCAACCTGGGCGCCGGCGTACGCCGGCGTCGGGGTCAGGGACACCTCGACCAGCCGGGCCTCGTGCCGGATCACCCCGGCCATCGGGTTCCACCAGTCGTCCTCATCGAGCGGCTCCCCGGTCTCCACGTTCACCCACTCGTTCGCCTCGTCCCGCCGGGATGGGACGAACCCGATCGACATGCCGGTCAGCATCCCCTTGTCGGCCAGGTCCGCGCCGCGCTGCGCCTCCTCGGACTCGTCGAGCTCCCACGGTGCACCCCACAGCCCGTCGTCCCGCTCGTCCCACTCCCGCGACGCTCCCACCGGCCAGGTGCGGTTGTCGTGCCAGAGCAGCAGCGGCAGTCGCGGGTTCTCGCTGATGGACTTGGCGAACGCGCCGGGAGCGAACTGCTCGTACTCCCAGCCGGTGTCGGTCCAGGTGTTGTACGGCACGGCCATCCCCTCCAGCTCGGTGAACCGCCCCGAGCTCGACCCGCCGCCGTCACCGCCGTCACCGCCGTCACCGTCGCCATCGTCGCCGTCGTCGGCGCGGGTGGCGCGCAGGTGCAGCGCTGGGAAGGTGCGGACCTCGTCCCCGCGCAGGCTCACCAGCTGCGGGGCCCGCGCCGCCGTGATCGGCTTCGTCGTCATCGTTCATTCCTCCTGTCCCGGCTCGATGTCCGGATCGGGTTCTGGATCGGGCTCTGGCGCCGGCGGCTCGTCCTGGCCGCCGACCGCGCCGGGCAGCCACATCGCCTTCTGGTCATCGGTCAACGGCGGGAACCCCATGTAGGCGCGGGCCTCGTCCGGGTCCGGGAACAGTCGCCCGGCGTCGAGCCTGAAGGCGTTGATCATCGTGTTCACGTCGTCGCTGGTCAGCACCGACCGGTCCAGCTCGACACGGCGGCCGCGGGGCAGCCAGTGCCGCGACCAGATGTCCTCGAAGACCACCATCATCGGATTCAGCGAGATCCGCAGCAGCACCAGGAACATCGGCCCCGGCGACCGGTAGGTGTGCGAGGAGGTCGACGCGCCGATCCAGTACCCGTCGAGGTTCCACATGTTCGCGGTGTCCTTGAGCGTCAACTCCCGCGCCTGCGCCATCTGCGACTGGTCGGGGTTCCACGACAACGGCACCACCTCGGAGTCCTTCGGCAGGAACGCCGGCCGAGGCTCCGGTCCGGCGAACTTCTCGGCCCACTTGTCCGCCGCGGCGTCCATGTCCTTCTCGTCCGGCTCGAACATCGGGGTGATGATCGCGACCGCCGGCATCCCCCGCTCCCGCAGGTTCGCCGACTCGGCCTCCTCCTGCAGCCCGGCCCGGTTCAGCGACCGGACGTGCTGCTCGACCACCCCGACCCCGCGCCACGGGTTGACCGGGTCCGCGCCCCGCTGCACGTGCACCACGTCCTCGCGGCGCCGTACCCGCCTGCCGCGCAGCCAGTACGCCGGTCCGCCGAGCTCGTGGTCCGGGCCTACCCACCAGTCCTGCGCCGGATACCAGCGGCACGCCGCCGGCAGCCCGTCGGAGTCCCGCGCCGTCACCAGGTGCGCGGCGTTCCCGTGCAGCCAGTAGTCGTCGACGTGCATCCGGATGAAGTTCGGCAGCGCCAGGTCCGGGTCCGGCTGAACGAGGAACGACGTCGACGGCAGCAGCTGGCTGCCGCGCATCTGCCGCAGCGCGCACTGCATGACCAGCTCGTAGATCCCCAGTGCCCGCGCCACCCCGGGCAGCGACCGGGCCGTCTGCGCGTCCCACACCTGCCGGGTCAGCGTCCGCGGCTGCACCACCGGCGGGAACAGCTGGATGCTCCCCATGCTCATGACCCCACCCGACCTCTCCTCACGCGATCCTGAACCGCCGCTCGACCGGCGCATGGTCGAAGGCCCACACCGCCAGCGTGTGCGCCTCCATCGCCGTCACCGGCTCCTCACCCAGCGCCGCCCACACCCGGCCGCCGGCCAGCGGCCGCCGCCCGGTCGCCTTCATCGCCGCGGTCAGCTGCTCGTTCCCGTCATGGGTCACCGTCGGCGCCGGCTCGCCCATCTCGTCCGCGACCCGCGCACACGCCGCCGCGTAGTCCGCCGGCCCCACCCGCAGCAGCCCCCGCCGATCGTCGGAGCCCAGCAGCACCGGCAGCTGCACACCCTCCTCGCGGGCCAGCCGCTCCACCTCGTCCGCGATGTCCCGCGCCGGCCCGACGTTGTTGACCGCGACCGCGGCCGGCCGGTGCTTGCGGATCCGCTCCACCAGGTACGGCGCCATCCACCGGGTCCCCGGCTCGCACCGCAGCCCCTCGGTCAGCGCGAGCCCGTTCGGGCCCCGCCAGGCCGACCACACCGCACCCTCACGGCGCTCCGGGTCCACCGTGAACCCGATCCCGACCCGCACCTGCCGCGGGATCCGCGCCCGCGACCAGGCCCGCGACCATGCACCCAGCTCGATCACCGTCGACCGCGCCCTCGTGGCCGTCCGGTTGCCGAAGGCGCGCAGGAAGTCGACCCGGCCCATCTCGCCGAGCTCCTGGGTCAGGTAGCCGACCCGCAGCCCGTTGTCCCGGCGCGGATGGCAGTCCAGCACCACGTCCAGCAGCACGTGGTCCGGCAGCTCCTCGACCGGCACCCCGCCCACCTCGTCCGGCACGCACCAGTCGAAGATCGCCCGACCCAGCCGCCGCTCCGCGACCCCGGCCCGACCCTGCCGGCGCGCCAGGTTCAGCCACTCCGAGGCCTCGGTGCCGGCCGCCGACAACAGCCACGCCTGCCCCGGCTTCACCAGCCACGCCGGCTTGTAGCCCTGCTCGATCGCCGACTTCGCCGCCAGGTCGTGCGCCCACAGCTCATCGACCACCACCAGGTCCGGCTCCTCGCCGTGCATCGCATCGTGCTTCGGCGCGAACGGCAGGAACTCCGACCCGGTCTCCCGCCACCGCACCGCCTCGTGGCCGTCCCCGACCGTCGCCTTGAGCATCCCCCGCAGCGGCGACCTCGACGCCATCAGCTGCAGCCGCACCCGATCCCACCGGCGCACCGCCGAGTTCCGCTTCTGCGCCGTCATCCACGCCGACCGGTCCGGCGCCGACCCGCACCGGTGCGCCACCAGCGGCCCCACCTTGAACGTCTTCCCCGCCCGCCGCGGCTCGAAGTCGTCCACCTCGTCATACGCCCACGCACCCGGCTCCGGATCCCCCGCCTCCTCCGACTGCACCTCCAGGCCGACGTCGAACACGTACTGCTGCGAGGCGAACAGCGGCGTCCCCAGCAGCTCGGCGATCTCCGCGACCGCCGGACCGAACGTCGGCCGCTCAGGAGTCCGCGGCGTCGCGAACCGTGGGGCCGGCCCCCATGAGCTGGACCACTCGAGCGACCGAGGCGTCCCCACCGCCGGCGGATCCGGCATCAGGCTCGGCTCCATCGCCGCCCGCAGGCTCACCGGCCGACCCTCCCGGCTCCAGCTGCGCCAACACCGCCCGCAGATCCCGCATAGCCGCCAACAACAGCCGCGGATCCTGCCGCGCCGCCGACGAGTCCGCAGTATCCGCCAGCTTCTCCGCGATCCCGGCCAACGCCTCGAACATCGGCGGCAATTCGCGCGCAATCCCGGCGTCCCGGGCCCTCCGCACCGACCTCCGCACCGCCGTACCGACCTTCCCGGGCCTCGCCATGATCGAACCTCCTCGGTCTGACACACACACGCAGGACAGGCGCGGGGTGGTCTGGCTGTCGGCGCCGGGCCAAAACGGGCCGGCGTCTCGGCGATCGGAGCGGAGCGGTCACGTCGGCTCGGCGTGGGTGTCGGTGGGCTCGGCCTGGTGGTGGCGTTCGAGGTCGACGACGACGTCGCGGAGGTCGGCGTCGAGGTGGTCGACGAGGACCTCGACGACGAGCAGCGGTCGACGGGTGCCGGTGCCGCCGGCGTCGGGGTGTGGCCAGCTGAGGTGGAAGCCGACGACTGCGGCGGTGATGTCGTGGCCGTCGACCTCGAGGCTGCCGCCTCGTGCGCCGGTGGTGGTGAGGCGTACGTCGGTCACGAGTCGTCGCCTTCCCACAGCTGCGGCTCGACCTCGACGGGTGGCGGGCGGAAGCCGACCGGCCTGGGCTTGACGTTGTCGTCGGGCTGGTCGGTGACAACGCGGGTGACGGTGGCGGTGCCGAGGTTGAGGACTGGCTGCTCGAGGTAGACGAGTCCGTCGACGGCGTCGCGGCCGAGCTGGTAGCCGCTGGTGGCGGTCATGAGTCGTCGTCCTGTTTGTTGCTGGCGATAGCGGCAGCGAGCCACTGACCGAGGATCGCGAGCGCCTGGACCTCGGTGAATCCTTCGGCGATCAGGGCGGCGTGGTATTGGCGCTGGAAGTTGGCGAGCTCACGGAGCTCGGCGGTGGGCTCGATGGGTACGTCCTTGGCACGCATGGGTCACCAGTCCCTCGAGGGTGGCGGGGTGGTCATGGTGTCCGGGCTACGGCCGGCGGCGTAGAGGCGGCGCAGATGGTTGCCGAGTCGGGCGCCGGCCTTGGTCGAGCAGTCGTCGTGCTCTGGCCACAGGTCGGTGTCGTCGCCGCCGAGGGCGCGGGGTGCGTGGTCGGGGTGGCCGAGGTGCCAGCGCATGGCGGCGGTGATGGGTTCGCCGCAGCGGCGGCAGGGCAGTGGTCCGACGTCGGTGAGGTGGCGTGCGAACGGTGCGCGGAGTTGGCGCCAGCGCCGTGTCGATCCGGTGGGTCGAAGCGCGCTGGTCATCGGTGGTGGTCCTGGTGGTCCGGTGGTGCGACGGTTCGACCCTGGGTCTGATCGTGCTCCGATTCTTCGTTCGTTGTCCACAGTCCCGCGCGCGGACCAGTTACGGAGAAGCGACGGCTGAGTGGTGCTGGTCCTCTGTGGTTTCCTCATGTCTTCCTCCTTGCTTCTTCCTAGGCCGGACACAGGTGTCCGGCTATACCGGACCGTGGTGTCCGGCTAACCGGACCCGTTTGTCCGGCTTAGCCTGACCGTGGTGTCTGGCTATCGAGGCGGCGGGCGAGCAGTTGTCCACAGTTTCCACAGGGCAGATATCCACAGGCTCCGCATGGTCAGTAGGTGAGCTCGTAGTTGGCTCGGCGGCCGCGGCCACCAGCGTCGGTGCGTTTGATCAGCTGGGCGGCGGTGAGCTCGCGGAGTGCTCGGGAGATGGCGCGTTCGGCGGCGGGTGATAGCGGCTGGTCGCGGAGGACCTCGGCGTCCCATTCGTCGCGGTCGGGTAGGTAGCCCAGCGTCATGGCGAGCGGCCACCAACCGCCGAAGTAGTGGCGGGCGGGGTGGTCCTCGCTGGCGTGCTCGGGGTCGAGGGCGCTGAAGGCCATGCGGAGCAGGACGGCGTAGGCACGGTCGCTGATTCGCCAGGTGGGTCGCTTGGCGATGGCGTCACGGACAAGCTGGTATCCCATCATCGGGTCCTGGCTGTGACGCATCCGACGACAAGAGAAGTTGTCAAAGTGGCCGAGTGACAACTAGACTTGTC